GGCCACCATTGCTGATGAAGCTAGACCAGGACATAATGCCAATTCAATTCCTTGGAAGTTCATTGGTTTCTCTCCTACGTTCATTTGATTGTTGTATCCGTTTGCTCCAGCACTTCCACCAGATAATGCTTGTTGGTAAGCTTTTGCTACGTTTGTTGGTATGTAGATAGTTAAATCATCTTTACCATAAACAGTTTGAGGGATTGCATCATACAATGATTGTAAATTAGCTAATACGTTAGCTGAAGTAATAGAACCAGATATAGATGCTGTGATAGGTGCGTTTACACCACCTGCTACAACTGAAGAAGATAAAGCGGTATAGATACCACCAAATTGTCCGTTAGTTGCGTTTACTCCTGTCCAGATAGAAGTTTCAGTTGCTGCTGCAACCTTTCCACCTACATAAGAGATTAAGAAATCGTTGAAATCTTTTGGAATTTCATCAAATGCGCTATAGCCCAATTGAAGTGCTTCCCAAGAGTTTACGAATTCTGCTTTACATAATTCAAGGTTTACTTGAAGTTCTTTTGGTGTAAGTATTCTTTCAGTAAGAGCTACTGTACCAGAAGTTGCGAAGTTACAAGCTGCATCGGTAATAATACTATCTACTGCGATTGATTGGATAACACTTTTATACTTTACATTCGGCATGATTGTAATGTACTTGTTGTCCAACGTTCTAGCTGATAGTAATGCTGCTGCGATGTACTTACCTGCAAATTCTCCAGCATAGGTTGTTGTAATACTAGGCTGTGCGAAATTTTGTTGTTTTTTCATTTTTAGTGAGTTTTTATTTATAAAGTTTAGAAAGAAAAGAGTTTTGCGGATTTGCAATACTATTCTTTCCTAAGTTTGTTTTTGGTTTTTGTGCATTTTCTTCTATTGGTGCACCATCCAATTTTGGTAATTCTTCTTCATCTTCTTCTTCCTCGTCATCACCACCATCTACTGCAGCCATATTCTCCGGCTTATCACCAGGTAATTCTTCAGTTTTCACTTTCTCTGCAGGTTTTGAATCGTCAATCAAGTCTTCTTTAACCATAGATTGCATTTTCTTTTCTAATTCTTCAATACGATAAGCCATGTCTTCCATTACTTTCTTCATTTCATCATGCTTTTTCATATCTTCATCAATTGGTTCTGCAGTTTCATCAGTTGCAACTGCTTCATCATCACCCATGTCACCACCGGCTACTGATTCTAATTCAACGTTTTCTCTTTCAGTAATCTTACCATCAGTAGTCATTACTTTGATTCTAACATCGTTTCCTTCTGAATCTTTTAACATTAATTCATGTTCTCCGTTTGGAGCTGGAGATTTAGTTCCATCTTCTGAAACTACCTCTACCATTTCACCTACATCAAAAGTAGGAGATTCTAATATCGTACCATCTGCTAATTTAGCATATGTTAATAAAACTTCTTCTCTCTCTAATGAAAGAACAGTTAATATTTTATTTAGTACTTGTTTTGCGTTCATATTATTTGTATTTAGTTATTTAACAATTATATATAAAAATATAGTAATTTTTTTATCTTATTGGAATAAAGTTCCCACTTGCGGTAAATGTGTGTAATGTATAGTAAGAACCAGATATTAATCCAGTTTCTATTTGTCCACCTGTTGCTCTAGAAGTACCAGCGTAACTAATTTGTATTTTACCACTACCACCAGCACCGCCAAATTGACCAGGATTTCTACCTCCTCCACCACCACCGCCTCTATTAGCCGGCGCTGCTGAACCAGAATTTGGTGGGTTTGTTGTTCCACCGGCACCTCCAAATATAGTTACATTATTTCCAGAATTAGTTGGTCCACTCCAAGAGTTTCCTCCACCACAAACACCTATTGGAGTAAATGATAAATCATATTTACCTATTCCACCAATACCTGGTGCTGTTGGACTCTGGCTTCCATTACTACCACTATTAGCAGCTCCTCCTCCTCCACCAGCTTCTGCAAAACTAGGGTCAGCTGAACCTCCACCAAATCCTTGCGTTTGTGATGATGATACATAAAAATTGTAATTTATAAATCCAGGGAATGCAACACCTCCACCACCGGCGTTTGATGCACCACCACCCGAACCACCATCTACTCCAAATCCAGCACCACCACCTTTAGCAAATATTAAAACTTGTCCATTTGATGTATCAGTAATAAAAGAATTACTTCCAGAACGAGATGCTGTAATTTGATTTACAGCAGGTTGTCCAGCTCCTACAGTTACTGTGTATGTTCTACCAAGTTCATAGTAAGTGTATGGGTTATATGAATAACCACCGGCACCACCACCTCCACCTTCATCAGTACCACCAGAGCCGCCACCAGCAATTACTAATGTGTCAGTTCTCCAAATATAATTTTGTTCTTCAGGGTTTGGTTTTGGTTCGTATGTATAATAGAATGAACCTGTATTTTTAATTAAATGCCAAGTCACACCATTTGAGAATGTTGTAATTGTTCCGTTAGGTACTGTTAGTTTAGTTGAGCCTGAATAAGCAATTATAACTGCTCCACCCATCCCATTACCACCTATCAAAGAAGATGATGCAAATGCACCACCACCTCCACCACCTAAAGCAGTTGCGTTATTTCCATTTCCAGTTTGAGAACCAAATCCACCTGAACCAGTCCAAGTAAACGAAGCAGAATGAAAGAATATTGTTGGTGCTATTGAACCAGAACCATTATAAGAACTTTGCCAAGCACCACCACCACCACCTAAGTTTAATCCACCACCTGCCGCTAGTGCACTATCTCCAGCTTGTCCACTTCCAGTTATTCCACCACCACCACCAGCATTATCATTTGTAGCTCCTGCTCCTCCTGCTAATGATGATTTTTGTGCAATAATTGTATATACTCCATTTGGTGTATGTGTTAAACTAGCTGCACCGCTATCACCACCATTTTGATTGAAGTTAGGTCCGTTAGGATTTTCTTGAGCTCCTTCTCCACCTCCAGCTTCTAATGAACCAGTACCATTTGCAGGAAATGGACCTAACCATACTTTAACTAAAGTATTTGTTCCGTTTTGTGCAACCTTTGTTCCAGCATTAGAACCAGTACCAGCAGCTCCTACTGAAAGAATATCATAAGATACATTTGGAACTATTGGAAAATCATATTGTAAGAACCCACCAGCTCCACCTCCGCCACCAGCTACATCTCTACCACCACCAGGGTTTGTAGAGCCTCCACCAGCTCCACCTCCGCCACCTAATACGATGATAGAAACATCAAATGCAGGTATCTTATTGATAAATGCAGAAGCAGTTATGTTATATGAAGCTGTATAAGGCAATTCGGTATATGAAAATATACTACCAGAATCATTTCTTAAAGAAGATGTTCCAGCAGGAGTTATATCCAATGATGTAGTTGGGTATGTATGAACTTGATATATTGGATATGTTCCACTTTCAGTTACTTCAGTCTCAAAATTAAATGCGTATTGTGTTTGTAATATACCTGATTTAGATGCAGTTAAAGGATATGCTAATAAATTTACATTTTGCTGAACTACAATTGGATTTACATTAATATCTTTAAAAATATTGAATTGTGTAGGTATAGTATATATTGAATAGCTATCATAGTTTGAACCTGTAGCTAAAAAATTAAGTTTTGAATTCCAAATATTACCTTTGTTGTTAATAATACTTGCTGTAATATTATAAGAAGATGAATTTGTTGTTGCTGCAAATGAAGAACTAAATATATAAACTCCAGCAGATGTTTCGTTAAAAAACCTAGATGAAGTTGAAAATCCTATTTCAGGTATAATCAAGCTCATTGTTACCGAGCCTGTTGTATTTGCTGATATACTAGCAGTTAAAGAAGATGTTATATTAAATGCATAATCATTACTAAATGTACCATTGTGTGATGCACTAGCGTAAGGATAAGCAATAACTGATACATTTCTATCTTTAACAATATTAAAAGATGATGAGTTACCATTTATAAAATTACCATCATTTTCTAAATCTTGCGAATCTGATTTAGCTATTTGATTCCAATTAATTGAAGCAGTAGATAAATTTCCTTTATTGAATATTACACTTGATGTTATTGAATAAGGAGAATTACTCATTGCTACAAAAGAACCAGTAGCATAAGCTACAGTTGTATTTGGATTAAAAAATCTAGCCGTTTGAACTAGTCCAGCTTCTGGTATTTCAAATGACATCGTTGTTGAACCTGTCACATTATTTACATTTGATGTAAATGATGCAGTTATGTTAAGTGCATAGTTGTTATTAAATGAACTAGATTGCGCACTACCAGTTACTTCTTGAATACTTGCTAAAGATTCATTTAAATTTTTTACTATACTAAATGATGCTGAATACCCATTTATTTGAGTAAAATCATTAATAGGAGATACATTTTTTGTTCTCCAATTAATTATTGGGTTGTATATATTTCCTTTTGTATGAAATATTCTTCCATCAGTATAGAATCTAAAAAATTCAGATGCTGAAAAGCTATTTGTTATTTTACTACCTGTATAGCTTGGATTATTAAAAATATCCAATGCAGATGCACTTATAGCTGCAAAGTAATATTGATTTACTGATGCTGGGTCATAAGTTATACCTGATGTAAGTAAACTCATTGTAGTTGAACCTGTTATAGGCCAATTACTACCAGTCATACTAGCAGTTACTGGAAACTGAGCATCAGTTGTAAAATCTCCACTATTATCATTAGATACCTGAATACAGTTTGAATTAGGTGCATTAATGCTCATTGTAGCAAATCCTAATTCACCTAAATCAGTACTATCAGAAGCACTAGCGAATGATTGAAAAGTCCAATTAATAGGAGGTTTTACATCCTCATTCTTCTTCTCTTGTTGAAGTGGTGAGTTTATATTAAGGTTGTAATTTAACATTACTTAATTTTATTTATTATCTTAAAGCCACTACATTGTTTGCAGTAGATGATGCACTAACAGCAGTAAATATACCAGGTAAAAATCCTGATGCTGATACTAATGTTAAAACTGAACCATCCCATGTCTTAGCCACTAATGTACCAGTATTTCCAACATACAATCCTCCAGCTACAAATCCAAATTGAGGATTGTTTGCTGATGCTGATGCAAATGCTGAGCCAGATATAAATGATACGGCTACACCACCTACGAATTGAGGATTAGTGATATACGAATTTTGAGTTTCTAATTTCATATTATTTGTTTATTTTATTATTTAACAATTGTAAACTTAATTTTAGTGATTAAGGTCTGCATATTAAGAATTTGTAATCTCTACCCAATTAACTATTTCTTCATTCCATACAAAGAATTTACCTTCTTCATTTGGAACTTCTATTGGTGCTTTCCAATCACATATTTCTTCATTAAAAAGAAAAGATGGGAAAGGCTGAGGAGGAATAAAAGCATCTTTGCTTTCATCGTATGTATATCCTAATCCAGCATAATTTATTCTGAATGGAGTACCGCCTAATTTGTGTACTCCGTGGAAAGTATTATATGAAGTTCTTTTAGCTCCATAATATACTTCCCAATTATAAGGATTTCCGTTTTCATCAAGTACTATTTCATCTTCGTCTTTTCCAACGAACATATCTACTACTATGTTATTTTCATCTAATACTGCGTAATGTGCCATATATTATTTATTTTTATTTATTAACTAAATGTTATTGTATCACTTGTTCCTGCTGCAGTGATTGTATAAACAGTTCTTCCACCAACAACTGCATTTGTTTGAGTTACTCCTCCACTAAATGCTGCAGTTGTGCCCGAAGGTACTGATATAATTAATATACCACTACCACCTGTACCTGCTGTTCCTAATGTTACAGCTTCACCACCACCACCAGCTCCTGTGTTAGTTCCTCCATTACCACCATTACCTGCCGTAGTACCATTACCACCAGTATTTTTAGCACTACCGCCACCAGCACCTGCAGCAGTTCCAGCAGAAACACCGCCTCCGCCACCACCACCAATACCGCCGGCTCCACCAGTAACAGTACCATTTTGGCCACCTCCTCCACCACCAGCTGCCCAGTAGTAGTTATTTCCATCAATGTTATGTAATATACCAGCTCCACCAGCTCCTGATACCGAACCAACTTTAGTTCCACCTACTGCACCTGCTCCACCACCACCTCCTGAAAAGTAAGGTGCTGGTGCAACTGTTGCATGGTTTCCACCAGCAAATCCTTCATTTGCAGTTCCAGCTCCTCCTGTTGCACCAGATGCATCAGTTGTTGAACCTCCTCCACCACCGGAGCCTCCAGCTCTACCTGCTTTATTTGTAGTGAAACCTCCACCACCACCACCTCCAGTAGATACAATATAAATTCCACTACCTGTAATGTATGAAGTTCCACCATCACCACCTTGAGCTGATGTTCCAGTTCCAGCTGATGCTCCAGCAGCACCTACTTTAATATTATATGCTACGCCTGTATTAGGAGTCCATGCAGCTTCTGCAGCTCCACCACCACCTGAACCGGTAATGTTTGAGCGGAATCCACCACCACCTCCGCCACCAGCTCCACCGCCTCCTCCGCCTCCAGCTGCTACTAAATAGAATACTGAAATTGAAACTGAAGGAGGAGGTGCAGTTTGTGCAAAATTTGTTG